GAGTTACAGAACAGGGGTGCTGCGAGGGCAACGCTCACATTATCTAAGCACCTAGACAATTTAGAGGAGTTAAGGGACAGGGCACTCCAGAATAATGCCTTTGGTGCTGCAGTAACTGCTGAAGTAAGTCGAGGGAAAGCTGCTGGTATATATGTCGAACGTAAGGAGTTAACAGTAAATAAAACTTCTGATATGACAAAGCTAGAAGTTATTCAACGACTCAAGGAACTTCATCAAGAGTCAGGAGGGATTCTGCCATCGACCACCTACACTATTGAAGGACAACAGTCAAAGGACTCCGAGCCTGAGTTCGAGAACAATATTCCAGAAGAGTCAAAGGACAATAGTTCGGGAGTTAATTAACCATGACCAGGATTCTTTTCTATGTGGACTCATGGTATCTTGCCTCAGAGGATGATGACCCCCCCTGCATGTATGACTTTTATATAAAAACTTTACGTTGGTTCACAGTCTTTGTGTTCCAAAAAATTTTGCAACAAAAAATAATATGAAAGAAAAAGAACTAGAGCACATTCCCCAAGAGTTATTGGTCGAACATCTCGAATTATCGGAACGATTGGCGGAACTCCAGAAAAAGGAAACCATACAGACAAACTTTCTTCCATTCGTAAAAGCGATGTGGTCAGATTTCATAGAAGGTGAGCACCACCGCATAATGGCAAGAGCCTTTGACCGAATAGCTTCGGGCGAACTAAAAAGATTAATCGTTAACATGCCACCACGTCATACTAAATCGGAATTCGCCTCCTATATGTTCCCAGCATATCTGGTCGGTAAGAATCCAGGACTCAAGATAATACAGGCAACGCACACGGCAGACTTAGCTGTTCGTTTTGGTAGAAAAATTCGTGATCTAATCGACACCAACCAATATAGAGAGATTTTCCCGAACGTAGAACTCAACCCTGAGAGTAAAGCAGCAGGAAGATGGGAGACAAGAACAAAAGATGGTAAGATGAACGGCGAATACTTTGCGTCAGGTGTCGGTGGTGCACTGGCTGGTAGAGGTGCGGACTTATTTATTATTGACGACCCACACTCAGAGCAAGACGCCATGAGTGCTAACGCTCTGGATGATGCGTACGAATGGTACATGACTGGACCAAGACAAAGACTACAGCCAGGAGGTGCCATAGTAATGGTGATGACGCGTTGGTCTAAAAAAGATTTGACAGGTCGTGTTGTTAAAAAGATGATGGAATCTGACGAAGCTGATCAGTGGGAGATTATTGAACTCCCTGCTATTCTCCCTTCAGGTAAGTCGTTATGGGAAGGATATTGGCCATTACCTGAGTTAGAGAGAATTAAAGCATCCATATCTCCATCTAAGTGGGCAGCTGAATATATGCAAAACCCCACTGGGGAAGGTGCTTCCATTATTAATAGGGATTGGTTCAAAATCTGGGATCAAGATTCTCCGCCACACGTGGACTATATTATTCAATCTTACGACACGGCTTTTTTAAAAACTGAAAGAGCAGACTACTCAGCTATTACTACGTGGGGAGTCTTTTATCCTGAGGGAACAATTGGAGAAGAAAACTACCCAGGCAATGAAGCACATATTGTGTTATTGGACTCAGTTCGCGAGAGGCTTTCTTTCCCTGAATTAAAGGAGAAAGCATTAGAGCAATATAAAGCGTGGGATCCTGAGTCTGTAATTATAGAAGGCAAGGCATCGGGCATGCCTCTGACGCAGGAACTCCGTGCTCTTGGCATACCTGTACAAAACTTTACACCGAGCAGAGGGCAAGACAAAGTTGCAAGACTTAACTCTTGTACTCCGTTGTTCAGTGGTGGGTACGTGTGGGTGCCAGAAACTAACTGGGGAGAACAATTAATGGACGAAGTGTCGGACTTTCCTTACGGAGAACACGACGATTTAGTTGACAGCACAACACAAGCATTGATGAGATTTCGTCAGGGTGGTTTCGTAAAACTAGGAACGGACTACGAGGAAGAACCAATCTATCGGAGGAAACGAGTTTACTATTGAGGACTTTTTAAAGTATGATTCAAATGATAATTATTCGACAAAAGTAATATGGCTGTAGAAAAATCAACATTATCTCCTATTTCATCCGAAGAATTAGAGATAGAACTTCCTCTCGAAGAACAAGAAATACTCCCAGAAAACATAATTATTGAAGGCGAGGAAGAAGAATCTAACATAGCTGTAGTCCCTGATCCGATTGAAGATTTCAATCAAAATTTAGCAGACGTTATAAACGAAGATGACTTACGTTCTCTTTGTATGGATCTTGCTTCAGATTTTGACGAGGACGAAGAGTCACGTAGAGAATGGCTAGAAGCATTCACTAAAGGTTTAGATCTATTAGGTATAAAAACTGAAGATAGATCTGAACCTTTCCCAGGAGCCAGTGGTGTACACCACCCTCTACTGTCTGAATCTGTAGCACAGTTCCAAGCACAAGCGTATAAAGAATTATTGCCTGCTGATGGACCTGTCAAAACACAAGTCTTAGGTAATGCTGATGCTTCAAAAGAGCAACAAGCACAGAGAGTCAAAGAGTTTATGAACTATCAGATAACATACAATATGGAAGAGTTCGATCCTGAACTTGACCAGCTGTTGTTTTATCTACCACTTTCTGGTTCAGCGTTTAAAAAAGTGTATTACGATCCTTCTAAAGCTAGAGCCGTCAGCAGCTTTATAATGGCAGAAGATTTTATAGTTTCGTATTCGACGACAGACTTACTTGATTGCCCTAGAGCAACACATGTCATACAGATGACAGAAAACCATATTCGTAAAATGCAACAGGCTGGTTTATACAGAGATGTAGAGATTGGTGTGCCTTCTCAGGATGAGGAAAGCATGTCTGGAGTTAAAACAAAGATAGATGACATAACTGGAGTCAGTAAACCTTCAGTTGCTGAGACATATACAGTACTCGAAATGCATGTAGACCTAGATTTAGAAGGTTTTGAAGACTCAGAAAATGGTGAAGAGACGGGAATAGCGTTGCCATACATAGTAACTATGGTAAAAGAGAGTAATCAGATACTCTCTATAAGAAGAAACTTCTCTCCAGATGACCCTCTTAAGAAGAAAATAGAGTACTTTGTTCACTATAAGTTCCTCCCAGGACTAGGTTTTTATGGTTTTGGGCTCATACACATGATTGGTGGACTTAGTAAATCAGCTACAGCCATACTAAGACAGCTTGTTGATGCAGGAACGCTAAGTAATTTGCCTGCTGGGTTTAAAGCTAGAGGCATGCGAATTAGGGATGATGATAATCCTATAGAGCCAGGAGAGTGGCGAGATGTAGATGTCCCAGGAGGCACTATACGGGATGCTCTCATGCCACTACCTTATAAAGAGCCGAGTGGGGTACTAGCACAGCTGTTAGCTGTTATCGTAGAAGGTGGTCAACGTTTTGCTAATATAGCAGACATGAAGATAGGGGACATGGGGCAAGAAGCACCTGTAGGTACAACTATCGCGATGTTAGAACGTGGTAGCAAAATAATGTCAGCTATACATAAACGACTACACTATGCTCAAAAGATAGAATTTAAACTATTAGCAAGAGTTTTTGCTGAATCTCTGCCACCTGAGTATCCTTACGATGTTGTGGGTGGCTCACGTACAATCTATGCTAGAGATTTCGATGGGCAAGTAGACGTTTTACCTGTAAGCGATCCAAACATATTTAGTATGAGTCAACGTGTTGTGTTAGCACAAACACAACTGCAGTTAGCACAAAGTGCTCCTGAGTTACATAATTTAAGGGAAGCGTATTTTAAAATGTACACTGCGCTAGGTGTGCAAAACATAGATGAAATACTGGAGCCACCAGAAGACATGTCTCCTAAAGACCCAGTGCAAGAAAATCAAGACGCACTCATGGGCACACCTTTAAAAGCATTTTTAGAGCAAAACCACGATGCTCACATAGCAGCACATATGGCGTTTATGCAAAACCCAATGGTTCAGCAAAATCCTGCTGCGTTGCAAGCACTACAGGCACACATACAAGAGCATCAAGCGATGAAGTACAGATTACAAGTACAGCAAATTTTAGCTGAGCAAGGTATGGAACTTCCACCAGAAGGACAACCAGTGCCGATGGAAATACAAAACCAAATTGCTATGTTAGCAGCAGAAGCAACACAACAAATAACAGGACAAGAACAAGCGTTAATAGAAGCACAACAAATTGCCCAGCAGCAACCTCAAATAGATTTAGCCAATAAACAGCTAGAACTGCAAGGTATGGAAATACAAAGAAAAGCACAAGCTGATCAATTACGTGCTCAAACTGAATTAACTAAGGCAGAAATGGACGCACAAACTTCTTTAGCAAAAGCAGAAAAAAGTGAAGACATTGCCCAACAGAAAATTGCAGCTTCTCGTGAGAAAGACGCAATGGATGCTGAGCTCAAATCTCAGAAATCGTATGGTGAAATATTAAAACAAGTAAAAGACGCAGAGGAGGATAGTGAATAATGGGTAAAAAACGAGGACTGTATGACAACATACATGCAAAAAGAAAAAGAATTAAAGCTGGTTCAGGAGAAACTATGAGACCGAAAGGTGCTAAAGGAGCACCAAGTGAAAAAGATTTCGAAGATGCAGCAAAAACTGCTAAAATGGCTGAAGGTGGATTATTTCACAGAGGCTGTGGTGCAGTAATGCCTGATCGTAGGAAGAAAACTAAATATCGTTAGGAGAAAAATATGCCAAAAGGTAAGTACGGAAAATATTCCAAAAAACAGAAAAAGATAGCAAAGATGGCTGGTGACCCTAAAGTTCTTGAAGGTGAAGACTTTAAAAAACTTAGGGGAATGAAAGAGGGAGGCATGTACAAAGAGTATGGGCATGGTGGTCTTCATTCAGAGAAAAAAGTTGTGAAGACTAGAGGCACTGGTGCTGCTACTAAAGGTTTAAATTTTCACAGTTCTGATTAATGGATTATATAAAGGTCGTCGAGTACCTGCTGAAAAAGTACAGAGAACGCTGTGCTGCTTTAGAAGAAACACTCGCATCGGGAGGTGTTGCTAATTTTGAGCAATACCAACGCGTCGTCGGAGAGATATCAGGTCTTCGCTCTGCCGAACAAGAAATACTTGACCTGCAAAAAAATATGGAGAAAGAAATAGATGACTGATAAAAATGTTGTACCAGACGTTGTCATGAATTTTGATAAAGCAACAGAAACTGAGGAAGAGATCGTAGAAGAAAAATCCGTAGAAGAAGTTGCTTCTCAGAGAGATATTTTACCACAACCAACAGGATACAGAGTACTGATACTACCAAGAGGTAGATCTGCTGTAACTGATGGTGGAATTCAATTAGTTTCTGAAACGATTGAAAGAGACACAGTATCCTCAGTTGTAGGATATGTTATTTCTCTTGGACCAGATGCCTATAAGGATGCTGTAAAGTTTCCTGAGGGTGCTTGGTGTAAAGAGGGAGAATGGGTGCTTTTCGGCAGGTATGCTGGTGCTCGTTTTAAAATTGACGGAGGAGAACTTCGTCTTTTAAATGACGACGAGATATTAGCCAGAATACCAGACCCTGAAGCAGTTGATTATTAATAACCAACATGGAGGAAACCATGCAACAAGAAGAAAATCTTGCCGTAGAAGAAGCAGTAGAAATTGAACTTCCTGCTGAAGAAAAAGAGAATCAAGAAAAAGAAAATGAGATAGAAATTGTAGAAGCTGAAGGTGATAAACCTGAGGAAAAATCTGAACAAGAAGAATATAGTGATTCTGTTCAGAAAAGAATAAACAAGCTAACCTACAAACTTAGAGAAACAGAAAGACAGAATGAGGAAGCACTTTCATGGGCTCAAAAAGTTCAAAAAGAAAATGAGACTCTTAAAAAGAAAGCCGACTCTGCAAACACAGCTATGTTCTCTGAGTATGATAACAGAATTAACACAGAACTAGACTCTGCTAAAGCAGAATACAAAGATGCTTTTGATCGTGGCGACACAGATGCAATAGTTTCAGCAAATGAGAAACTTGCTCGTTTGTCGGTAGAAGCAGAAAGTTTACGTCGTGTTACAGAGCAAAGAAAAAGGTCGTCTGAAAATCCTACGGAAGAAGCACCAACGCTTCCTAACGCAGCAGAGCAACAGGCGAATACTGTACCAGCAGAACCTGATCCAAAAGCACAGGAATGGGCACAAAAAAATCCATGGTTTGGTCAAGACCAAGGATTAACTTTTGCTGCATTCGGTGTACACAGGGAACTTATGGAAGAAGGTTATGATGGTAAAACTGATCAGTATTACACAGAATTAGATAACAGGCTTTCCAAATTTGGAATTAACACCTATAATGAAGATCGAGAACAAGTTTCCGACTCTCCCGTGCAGAGAGTAGCGAGTCCAACAAGACAAGCAAGAAATAAAAATGCACGCAGTAAGACTGTAAAACTCACACAGAGTCAAGTAGCAATAGCAAAAAAACTCGGTGTGCCTCTTGAAGAGTATGCTAAATATGTTAAAACACAATAAGGAGTAAAAAATGACAGAAAAAGATACAAACAAACAAGTAGATGAATCTGTTGCTACGGATCGATCTCCTCGATCTGCACAAGCACGAGATAAACAAACTCGCAAAACACCATGGGCACCACCCTCTGCTTTAGATGCACCACCTGCACCTCCAGGTTTTAAGCATCGTTGGATTAGAGAATCTATACTCGGACAAGACGATAAGACTAATATGTCTAAACGTCTACGTGAAGGTTTTGAACCTGTACGTGCGGAAGAGTTCCCAGATTTTGAAGCACCAACGATACAAGATGGAGTACATGCTGGTGTGATCGGAGTAGGTGGATTGATCCTGGCAAGAATACCTGAGGAAACAGTAAATGAACGGAAAGATTATTTCGATAGTCTCACCGCAGACGCAATGCGTGCTGTTGACACAGATTTAATGAGAGAAAGCGATCCAAGTATGCCTATTAGTAGACCTAATAGAAACACGAAGGTTACTTTCGGAAGAGGATCTTAGGTAAAACTAAGAAATTTTAACAACATATTTTATAAGGTAAAACAATATGGCAAATGTAAATGATCCAGATGGTTTTACTCCCGCATATCATATGTCTGGTGGTACAATCAGACCTCAAGAGTTTGCGATAGCAAGTGCTACAAATGCTTCGATTTTTTCGGGCGATGTAGTTAATCTCTCAAGTGGTTTGGTTATACAGGGTACTGCAACAGGTACACCATTGGGCGTATTTTACGGAGTAGAATACACAGCAACTACAGGTGAAATCATCTTTGCGAAGATGTGGACAGCTGATACTGCGACACTAGGTTCTGCAAATGCGAAAGCGTTTGTTTATGTCGATCCTGATATTGTATACGAGGCTCAGTCAACTGGGACTCCAACACAAGCATCAATCGGTACAACAAACACTATTTCGACAACTGCAGGTGATACAGCAACAGGTCGATCAAAAGAAGGTGTGACAACCACAACTTCTAGTGGTATTGCGACAGTAGTAGGTTTTCCCGACAAACCATCAAATTCTATTGGGCAATACGCTAGAGTGTATGTGACGTTCCCAGCTTCTGTGTTCGGTAATTCATAAGGGGTAATTAACAATGGCAATTAATAGAGCACAATTAGTGCAAGAACTAGAGCCTGGATTAAACGCTCTTTTTGGACTTGAATATAGCAGATACGAAAACGAACATGCTGAAATTTTTGATACAGAAAATTCAGACAGAGCGTTTGAAGAAGAAGTTATGTTATCAGGTTTCGGGGAAGCACCTGTGAAAGGAGAAGGTTCATCAGTCTCATACGACTATGCGCAAGAAACTTACACAGCAAGGTACTCCCACGAAACTGTAGCATTAGCTTTTGCTTTAACTGAAGAAGCTATAGAAGACAACCTTTATGACAGCCTTTCAGCTAGATATACTAAAGCATTAGCGAGGTCAATGAGCCAAACTAAGCAAGTAAAAGCTGCAAATGTTCTTAATAATGGTTTCTCATCTAGTTTTCCAGGAGGGGATGGTAAAGAGTTGTTCGCAACTGACCACCCAACCTTGACAGCTGGAGATCAAGCTAATGAGCCAAGCACAGCTGCTGATTTGAACGAAACTTCTTTAGAAAATGCAATGATTGATATTGCTGGATTTAAAGATGAGCGTGGTTTAAAAACTAACGTTCAGGCTAGAAAGTTAATCGTTCCCCCAGCACTTCAGTTTATAGCTGATAGACTGTTAAACACTCCTGGAAGAGTATCAACTTCTGATAACGATATAAACGCTATCAGAAACATGAGCATGCTTCCTGAAGGGTACACAGTTAATCACTTTTTAACTGATACAGATGCGTTTTTTGTAAAAACTGACGCACCTAATGGACTAAAACATTTTGTAAGGGCAGCAATGTCTACTGGAATGGAAGGCGACTTCGAGACTGGTAACATGCGTTACAAAGCAAGAGAAAGATATTCTTTTGGTTTTAGTGACTGGCGTGGTATTTACGGATCCCCTGGAGCGTAAATAATCGTTTGAACAGAGTAAAGGGAAGCTTCGGCTTCCCTTTCTTTTTTTCGACAATAGGTATAGAATAAAAGTCTAGGATATATTAACTGTTCTATAGACTGACCTAGCAGACGAGCCGAGACTATAGAACTTATTTCCAAAGGAGGAAATTATGGCAAAATCGACATTTTCAGGTCCAGTTAAATCTCTAGCTGGGTTTATTTCAGCAGGTAACGCTGCAGTTGTTAGCTTAACAGCAGACACTAGTCTAACTGTTGCTGCACACGCAGGTAAAATTTTAACATGTAATGATGCAGATGGTAAGTTTACACTTCCTAGTATTGTAGCTACAGCACCAGGACAAGACGAAGACCCTAATCAGCTTAATAACTTAGGTGCTAGTTTTTTCTTTGTGGTTGAAACTGCAGCTACAGATATGGATATCCTAACTGACGGAACAGATAAATTCGTTGGTGGTTTATACACAGGTGTGAATGATGCTACAGGTAAAACTTTTATATCTGGTGCATCAAATGATGTAATAACCATGAATGGCACGACTAAAGGTGGACTAGTTGGCAGTATAGTAAAAGTAACTGCTATGGCTTCTGCCAAGTATGCTGTTGAAGGCATAGTTTTAGGTTCAGGAACCTTAGTAACTATGTTCGCTGACGCATAATAGGAGTAAATAATGGCAGACGCAGTAACCTCAACAACCATTTCTGATAACGATAGACAAGCTGTTATACAGTTGACTAACACTTCAGATGGAACAGGTGAGTCTGCTGTCACTAAAGTTGATGTAAGTGCACTTGCTGCAAGAAGTACAGATGGTACAGCATGTACAGGATGTAAACTTGCTAAAGTGTCTTACACAACTTTTGGTATGAGTGCTAAACTTCTTTGGAATGCAAGCACAAATACAATATGTCTTGATTTAAATTCAGGATTTAGTGAACAGTTAGATTTCACAGAATTTGGTGGTCTTCAGAACACTGCTGCAGCTAGTGGCAAAACTGGGGACATAAAATTAACAACAACAGGACATGCAAGTGGTGACTCATATGTCATCGTGCTAACAGTCATAAAAGAGTATTAATTATGGCAACTTCTGGAACTAAGACTTTTAGTTTAGACACAGCAGAAGTAATCGAAGAAGCATACGAACTAGCTGGTTTGGAACTGCGAACAGGTTACGATGCTGCTACAGCCAGAAGATCTCTTAACATTATGTTCTCTGATTGGGCGAATAGAGGTATCAATCTTTGGACAGTTGAACAGGTCTCCCTAGACCTTACTTCAGGCACATCTTCATACACACTGAACGCTTATGATGTAGATGTGCTTGAGGCTATTGTTAGAGTTTATGACAGTACGTCAAGCACAACATACAGTGATATATCTATTGAAAGAATAAGTCGGTCTGAGTATTTAGGGATTCCTGACAAAGTTGCTACAGGAAGACCATCTCAATACTACATTGATAGAAAAGAGACACCTGTGCTTAAACTCTTTCCAACCCCTGATAATGTTACAACATACAAATTTATAAGTTACAGAATACAGCGTATAGACGACGTGACAGCTTCTGCAGAAGATCAAGAAGTGCCAAGCAGATTTATACCTTGTATGACAGCAGGACTTGCTTTCCAAATTGCTTTAAAAAGAAATCCACAGAAAGCAGCAATACTTAAAGTTGAGTATGAAGAAGCATTTGGTCGAGCAGCAGATGAAGACAGAGATAGAGCGAGTATTCATCTAACACCAAGAGTGAGGTACTGATGGCATATTCTAGTGGTAAACATGCTTATGGTATTTGCGACATAAGTGGCTTTAGGTATAAGTTAAATGAAATGAAAAAAACATGGGATGGTCTTTTAGTTGGACCAGACATGTATGACCCCAAACACCCACAACTAGAACGTAATAGAAAAACAGCAGATCCTGAAGCATTGCTCAACCCAAGACCAGATGTTAAGTCTACGATTAGTTTAGGTATCGTTAAAGTAGGCAACCCTAAAAACTCTGAAGGTGTGAGTTCACCAACGATGTATGCTTTAACAAGTAATACAATAGGGTCTAGTTTTTCTGGACAAAAAGCAACAGGAGAAATAGGGGAGGTTTCTATAACAACATCATGAGTTGGACTAACACAACACTAACAACTGCGATTCAAGATTATCTTGAAAGCAGTGAATCGTCTCTCGTCACGAACATACCTAACTTTATAAAAGCAACAGAAGAAAAAATACTTAAAAGTGTGCAATTAGATGTGTTTAAAAAGAATGTAACAGGAAGTGCAGCTTCTAGCAACACGTACTTAACCGCACCTTCAGACTACTTATCTTCTTTTAGTTTAGCACTTATCGACAGCAGTAACAATTATAATTATTTATTACTTAAACATCCATCGTTCATTAGGGACTACACACCAGCTTCTGCCACAACAGGACAAACTAAATATTATGCTGAATTTGATAACAATACATTTATTCTTGCTCCAACACCTAACTCAAACTACACATTCGAACTACATTATTTTTATAGACCTGCTTCGTTAACATCAACATCAGGAACGGACACAACGTGGTTGTCTACAAACGCAATCAATGCGATGTTGTATGGTTGTTTATCTGAGGCATGTATGTATTTAAAAAATTATGAAGCATTACCTGTTTATGAGCAGAAATTCCAAGAGTCTTTAGTGCTCCTTAAAAATCTTGGTGAAGCTAAATCAACAAGAGATCAGTACAGATACGGAGAAATCAGAAGAGAACCACAAGCATGACTCGTATAGAATCTTTAGAAGGAGCGAGTGTTGCTCTAGTTGCTATGGGTGAAAGTCAGTTAGATTTTCATTTAGCTAAATCACACAGTAAAACTTGGGATGAAGTTTGGGGTATAAATGCTATGGGTGGGATTACGAAATGTGATAGAATATTCATGTTAGACCCTGCTTCTAGGTTTTTAGATTCTGATGCAGCAGGCAGTCAAACAGGTATTATGAGAGATCTAGTCCTTAATCATCCTGGACCAATATATACGTGTGAGTTAGATGAACGTTGTCCTGGATTAATAGAGTTTCCTATAACTGAAGTAGTTAAAGCAACTAGATGTTCTTATCTTAACAACACTGTGCCTTTCGCTATAGCTTTTGCTTTGTATAACAAAGTAGCTAGATTAGAACTGTATGGTATAGATTTTACATATAAAGGTAACTTGCATTTTGCAGAAGCTGGCAGATCTTGTGTTGAGTATTGGTTAGCTAAGTGTATAGAGAATGGTATGGTTGTTAGTGTTGCTCCTAGATCTGGTTTGTTGGACACGGATGTTCCTATACAAGAAAAAATTTATGGATATCACAGACTAGATAACCCAACTTTAGTTTTGATTGATGAAGACGAAGATGAATTTTTTACAATGGGGTTTAATGAATATAGTGCGGAAATGGAAAAAAGAAGAAGAGAAGAAGCGGAACTTATTCCTACTGTAAACACCCCACCAGAAGCAAAAAGATATTGAAGTGAAAGTAAACGTATTTGATGTTGGCGGAGAAATAGTAAAAAAAGATGAAAGGTACACAGTTAAAGATAATTGTGCATTAATAAATCTTGTGTTAAGCAGCACAGATTTAAAACCTGGAAAATCAACTTCTGGTCATAGTCATGCAGGACAAGAAGAGGTCTATAGTTTCGTTAAAGGTACAGGTGAGATGAAAATTGATGAAAAAGTTTTTTCTGTTTCTGAGGGAGATGTGGTTTTAATAGAAGACGGAAAGTTTCACCAAGTTATTAACAATTCAGAAAACAATTTGTATTTTGTTTGTGTGTTTGATGGAACTAGAAAATAGGAGATAATTGTGATTGATCAAGAAACAAATGGAACATTAGGTTTGATTGAGGTAGCAACCAGCGAGTATAAAGGGCATACTCCTGAGTTTTGGGCAGAAAAATGCACAGCTAGAATTTGTGGTATATCTGATAAGGCAGAACCACACATAAGACAACAAGCAGAAGAATATAGACTTGCGATTTATTCCACAATACTTTATTATATCAAAGAAGCAATTAATAGTGAACGCTGTACAATGCGTAACATGTTAATTTCTCAAGGTGATAACGATTTAGCAAACATACTAAAGGAGTTAAAATAATGGCAATCACATCTACATTAACAACCAGTTTTAAAAAAGAGTTGCTAGAAGCTACTCATAACTTTAAATCTTCAGGTGGAAATAGTTTCAAACTAGCTTTATACACAAGTTCAGCGACAATGGGTGCTACAACAACAGCATACACAACAACGAACCAAGTTACAGGAACTAACTACACAGCAGGTGGTGCTGCATTAACTAATGTTAACCCAACAAGTGGTGGAACTACAGGATTCACAGACTTTGCTGATTTAACTTTTGGAACAGCAACCC